AGCATATTGATAAATAGCGGATTTCTTCAACCCCCATTTCCATCCCAATTGTTTCCCTGTTTCTAATTGTGAATAACAAACACCTGAAATTAATAGAAATATTATAATGAGTTTTTTCATTATTAATCTCCTATGAGAAACAATCTATATGTTACGGTTCCCGCAGTTCCGTAACGCCTTATATACATATTTGTTTGGAAATTCACGTTATAAGGTCTCGGGTTTGTGTAACTTTCGTCTGGTAAAATTATAATGCTTTCAGTAAAAGCACTTGTAAATGATACTTCCAATGTATCGTCTGCGGCGATTGTTACATGATAGTTCTGTTTTACAAGAGAGCTGACGGTATTAACCGCACCGCCTATGTGCCTTGAAAGTGTATCTACATTAACAGCAACCGTATCAATGTATGATAGTGTTGTTACTTTTTGTGCAAATGTAATATTAGCACAAACCAATATTGCAAAGGCTATTAATAATTTTTTCATTGTAATATATTTTTAAAGTTATACATTATCGTTCCAAGTTTTTAATTTTTCTGCCACATCATTTTGTAACTTTGTTTTATCCAATCTGCCAGGACACGCTTTATTAGAATAGTCTCTATGGAAATGTAATCTGTCTGCTACTCCGTATAAATCATATCCCCAGTCGCAATAATCAAATATATGACAAATAGTATTTACAAGTGCTTTATATAATTCGTCTGTTATTTCTTCTAATTTAAATCCATCATGGTTAATACATACCGCAACTGAATTTCTGTTATGCCCTGAGCAATGAGCAGTTTGTATTTGCATACTTACTAATTGGAAACATTCTCCCGCTTGATTAATATAAAAGTGATATGTTGCTGTCGCAAGTCCTGAACGTGAAATATGATTAGGGTTTAAATCATAATTAATACAGGTTTCCGGGTTTTCCCATGCCTTATTGCCTGATGCTGTGCAATGAATTATTACTTCTTCTAAGTCTCTCCAATTGCGTTTGACATAACCCTTTTTAGTATTTGCATACTTTGAATGATTGAAGTTTTCAGTATCAACCATATATTTTTGGTCTACATTAAACATCTTTTTTATCCTCTATATTTATTTTAATCGGTTTAATAAGTTTCCGTAAGAATATTAAAATATAGTCTATACCAAATCCCATAATGTAAGCAGTTAAGTAATATGCAAATGGTTTATCGGTTGCGACATTTCCGCCTGTTAGTATCTTGATTAATTCATTTCCGCCGTCTTGGTTTAACAGATACGAAAATACAAGCGTTAATATCAAGCTTGCTATTGCGTAAAAAGAATTAATCTCAAAATACTTTTTTATAGTCGGTATAATTGATATACCAGGCGTTCCCTTGTTAAAACTTGCTAGCTGCATTAAGTAATGTGTTATAAGTCCGAGTAATGCAAGAACCAAAAATATGTAATTCATAATATAAATAGTTTTAAGATTAATAAAATGTTGATTAACCATGTTATAGATTCGAGCCACATTCTCTCTCTCCATTTACACGGGAGAAAATATTCCCAAAACTTACCAGCATACCAACGTTCACCCTCATCATGCCCGAGCTTATCGAGTGCAATATGCAGAGTAATAGGTGGTATGAACGAAAGCCAATGTTTAAAAGTATGTACTTTATTATACCATAAATAATGCCCGTCTTTATAAGCTCTGTATTCACCGTATAAATCGGGAATAGTTGAAATCACACCTGATACAACACTAATCGGAATGTTACCTGTTACAACATAGCCGAGAATGAAACCTTGTACACTATGATTTAAGGTATCCATTATTTTATATTCCTTATTTCGTCTTTTAAGTCATTCAGCATACGTTCTTTTATATCATTTACTTTACCCTCTAACACTACAATTTTAGTATCGTGACCGTTAATAATTGTTTGCATATTTTCAAACTTATCATAAGTCCTTTGTGCGATATAACCGACTATTGAAATCAGAATAGTTATAACGATTAACAAGATGTTTGTTAGCTTGTTTCCGTTTCTGAATGATTCATCAATAAATTGTTTTACCATAATATAATCATTGTTTATACGTTAGCTCCGCCAGATGAGTCAATTATAAACTCCTCCGTTGCATCAACTACAAAAGAGTTTTTCTTCCCGCTTGCCACTGTGTAAACTATATCACCCGTTGAATTTGCGATAGTTGTTCCTGTTGCAAGTGTAATTAAAGTTGTTTTAAAATTGTTAGCACCGACATCAATAACACCCGTTGTTGCTGTTATTAACTCCGTCGCTGTTATCCATATTCTTGACATTTAATTTATCCTTTCAATTTATGGGGTTAATGGGTCTGTTGGCATTGTATAACTTGTATCTACTTCATCCGTTGTATTTGCAACAAAACCAGTAAATGTATCTGTAGTCAATGAACCCGAAACAATACAATTACTCATTTCAGTATTATCAGTAATCTTACACGCAACACCCGTATTAAATATTCTGCAATTATGAAGTTTGCAATCTTCAAATTCCACATCGTTATAACAATATATGTCGCAGTTCTCAAAAGTAAAGTTGCTGTATTTCCTTGCTGTCGTAATATCAAGATTGCTAAAGTAAACTCTTAAATCTGTTAACGTAACAGTCTTGTCAACCGTTGCCGTTGCTGTTCCTAATATCAAGTTTATGTGTTTAGCCGCACCTCTTAAATGAACGTATGATACTAACGCTGAATGAGCAAGTGTTATGTATTGACTTATTGTCCCTGTTCCTGCAATCTTAACCAAACATTGATTAGTTATTGCAGGGCTTACAAATGATGCGATTGCAGTTGCTAAAGCATCGTACATTATGCCAGCTTGTACAGTTTCCGATGCGGAAACTTCCACCTCATTTGTTTTCGCTTGTACACCTGCATTGATTGGAAACTCTCCGAATGATGCAACTTGTGAGCTCGTACTCCATGCATCAGTCGTTGTGTACATTCTATATGTCGCACTTTCAACGGCTCCAAAGTTCCACATTCCGTTGCTTGTATGAGTACCGACATAAGCATTTGCAGTAAACGGTGAAACTCTTAAAGCATAAGCTCCCGTTGTTACAGGAGCTACATTCCCGCTTGATATTGTTGTTATCGGTATTATTAATTCAATAGCCATTATTTTATAATATGTTTAGTGTGCATTAATACTAAAATACTTTCAAAGTCCGGATCTCTTGCCGTCCAGTTGCTTAAATATTTAGTTGTATATCTCAAAATCATTCCTGAATGTCCGATGCTGTTGACTCCGCCTTTTAATACCTTCATTGATAGTTCTTTGTTATCTCCTATTACTTCAAATACTCTTGATGGTACGTCTGCTCTCGGTATTAAATAAATCCTGTAATTGTAATAAGCCGGTGTATTACTAATCGCATATTCCCAGTCAAGCAAAGCCATGATTTTCTTTGCTGTTGTCTTAACTGCGTAACTCGGATAGTTAATGGTAAAATGTATATTCCAGCCTTTTATTTTCTTCTTTTTAACGAATGATAAACTTTCATATTCAATACCTCTTTCAATCGAACGCTCTTCAAGTCCCGGCTCATTAGCCAAAGGTAATTGAAATAACCCATTATCTACACGCCTGCCGTACTGGTCCGTTATGTATATTATCGGATATGAAACACCGTTTAAATACTTTGTGCTCATGCCGCCCTCTTCAATTTCATTTTAGTTTGCTCCGACTTTAAATCAAGTTCAAGCTCCGTGATATTCCATGTGGTATTCAAATATGTATTAGAATCATTCAAAACTATTTGAGAATAATTCCCGCCGTAATAATCAGTAAATAATTTATTCCAAGTTACTTCTATTGTATCGCTGTCTTTATTTTTTAATAATGTCTTAAAATTGTTCCTGAATGTATCGGTTTTAGAATAGTCATCGTAGTTCCTATAATACCCGCTTTCCCTGTAAAACAACATACTGCCATAACTGCCTTTATACCAAAACCCTCTTGTAATGTCTCCTATTGTATCCGCATCTAATACCTGTCCCTTTGAAAATAAATTAACCGCAGAGCCTTTTGTGTTTTCACCCGCATCAATATATAAAATGAAATTGTTATCTATTCTGTTTCTTAACGTTGTTCTGCCAAAGAATGATGAAGAGTAATAACTTATTTTCCCAAAATCTAAATAATCGCCTTCGCTAACTGTATTAGAAGCAAGATAATATTCACCGCTTCCATAAGTTCTTAGTTTCCATATTGCCGTTTCGTTATAAGCGCTCTTGAAAAAATATCCATTATTGGAATATGTGCTGTATAAAGAAATTATTTTAATAGGGATTGTATTCGAGCCATTATGTATATCTACATCCGCCGTAACTTGCCCGTCTCTTATTACTATATAATCAACTAATGAATTATCAAACTCTGTATTATAGTTTATATCCGCTATATCCTCACTTGATGCTGTTATTGCAAGTGTTGGAGCGTATCTGTTGCTTATTGTTAATGTCGTTAATTCGTTAGTATAATTCCCTTTTAGTTCAAATTCCCAGCCCATTGCATTACAGAGCTTGACAAAGAACCCTGTTTTAGTCTCATATTGTCCTATTATCTTGTTATCATAACCCAGTGCTCCAGGTGCTCCTATCTTACGAAATCCGTTAGGAATAAAATGATATACATTGTCAGAAGTAACATGAAAATAAGGCTGTCTGTTTATTTCCCAGTCCCTGCCTGTGTTATTAATAGTAGTCAAATTAAAATTGCATTTGAATAACTGTGAAAGAAATCCTTGTAAATAAGTACTTCTAAATTCTGATGTAGAAATACCGCCTGATACATCCATAAGTAAATTGAAGTAAGATTCCATTTCGGTAACGTTACAATATTGTGTTCTGTTATAATCCAAGAAATGATTGAGCATTGACTTTACTTCAATCTTTATTTGCTCACTTGAAGGGCTTGTATCTTCGTTGTATTTTATTCCTTCTTGATTTGTTGCTCCTGTGAATATAGTAACATTATCCCATACAACCCAAAACACATATAAGTATCTTTTTAGTGTCGATTTAACATGAAAGTAGTCCGCATAACTATTTTGTATTGTTCCTATTGTTATATTTACATTACTGCATTTTTTTATTAAGTCTAAAGTATCACCGCTTAAAACTTTTGAATGGTCATATTTGATTGTTGAAATGTCTATAACATCTGTAATCTCGTATTTTTGGTCTATTCCCGAAAGTGCGGAGGCATTCTTGTTAAAATAATTTACTTCGTTAGCAGGAACGCTGTTTTGAAATATTATTCTTTTACAATATACTTTCGGAGTTATCAATACGAATTACTCCTTAAATAATTCTGATAAGCATTGAAATTATTGTCAAAAAACTTTATTGCTTTTATCTTTTCAACTTCACTTTGCACAACTACATTAACAATCGGTCTTGAATTTCCGCTCTGTAACATAGGCATAGGCATTCCGCCCGGACTTCCGCCCATTGCAGTCGCTGCATTTGCTATCAGCCCGCCGCCTGGAATTAACGACATGATTCCGCCTATTAATCCCTTAACCGCATTAACAGCGTTCAGCGTATTAACAATCATGTTCACGATTGAAAGCACCGTATCAAACCCGCTTACTAACCGCCCCACAAATGAATCTGTTTCCAGTCCAAGCGTATTCATCATATCAGAAAATATATTACTGATGCTCGATGCAGCTTCTTTAAACGGCTCTGATACTGAATTAATAATACCTTCCATTGTCTGTCCTATCGGTGATTGCGCTCCTGAGAACTGGTCTGCCGGTCCCGTTCTGCCCAATCCCGATCCGCCCTCACTTACAGGAAATGCTATACTTCTAATTATAGCGGAATAATTATCCGCAAGGTTAACGAGCTTAACGTAGTTTTCTGCAAGTTTGCCCGTTTCCCTTACCTGTTCTTTTAAAGCGTCGGTTGTATTACCTTTTGACCCGCCCTTGCTCGATGATGTGCTGTATGTTTTATCGTAGAATGTTCCCCAGTTCTTCCTTACTCCTTCTCTTGTTTCGTAATCGTACATCTTTGGCTCTGGAGTCGCATCCCATGTTCCTGACGTCCCGTACTGCCCTTGTATGTCAATTCCGGGCACTTTATCAAGTAAGCTTAATAAATCCCTTATGCTTCCCGCTGTCGAAGAAACTAAATTCGCTACTCCGCTGAAAAATGTCGTCGGCACGCTCTGACTTAATGAATTATAAACGTTCGACATTGCATTATAAAAACTGCTCAATGCTTTCGGTAGCTTATTGCCAACCAAATCAAATACTGTACTTAGCGGACTTATTAAAGCGTTCATAACATCTTTAAAACCTAAAACACCCTGCGTAACGCTCTTTAACATATCGTCAAAAGGTTTCATTGAGTTTGTTGTGCCGTTCATTACTTCCATTAAACTGCCAACGACTGTGACTGTAGGTTCTAATCCTTCTGCAAGTAAAACTCCCGTTGAATCCTTTAAGTTATCTATCTTTTTAGTCGCACTTACTATCTTGTCATCAAGCTCCGGAGTCTTTTTGTTTATATCGTCGATAGACATCCCCATTTGTTCAACAGCAACCTTTAACCTTATCGCTGAAAGCTCTTCCGCATCCATCGTTTGTATCGTCTGCCCTTGTGCCCTTACGTAGTCCTCTGTCTTTTTTGTTAATGAATTAATGTCAATTCCCATCTGCTCAAACCCTCTGCCCTTGCCTGTTTCGACCCAGCGGAACAGCTTAACCTGCGCCTCTCCAAATGTTACCGCCGCCCTGTCACTTATTCTCTCCGCAATGTCTAATATCTGAGCAGTTTCGTTCGTTGTCAACCCGACTTCACGCATCCTGTTTGCATAAGCAATTAATTCTTTATCGCTTAGGTTTCCGCTTGCTGCCGTTCTTAGCAGTGTTAGGTCTTGCGCCGCTTGCTCTATGCTTCCTGATATTTCTTCAAAGTAGTTACGCAGCACCATCAGCTCAGCTCCGCTTTGTGCCATAGCCCAGAGCTCTCTCGAGAATTGCTGTGCTGCCATTACAGCAAGCCCTATTCCCATGGTTATAGTAGCAATGTTCTCACCAACTTCCAGCTTTTGGTATAAACTCTGCCCGCCCTTTTGTTTCGGGAATGCAGCCTGCATTTCCCTTGCTCTTACTCTTGAAAGCAGTTTTGCATCTTCAATCGCCTGTCTGTCTGCACGCTTGCGCTCTTGTTCCGCCTCTTTTATCGCCTGCTTTTCAGCCTGTACCTGTTTTTTCCATTCAAGATTCTTAGCGGCGGTTTCGGCTTTAGTTCTTGCAATACGTTCTTTACTCAGGTTCGTGGCTTCCGTCTGCATTAGCTTGTTATCGGCTTTTAACTGCTCAATGCTTTTCTTCGCATCAGCCTGTACCTGCATTAACATTTTCCTGTTATCAGCTTTTAACTGTTCAAGAGTCGCTTTGTCAAGTATGACTTTTATTTTAAAGTCGTTATCTGCCATCTAAAATCTTTGCTATGTCTTTTTTAATTACCGTTCTTATCCCAAAAAATGGTCTTGCCGGGACCTTAACAGGAGATTTCATCAACCTGCCGAATATCTTTGTTTGTATCCTTTCGGTATTGTTAAACCTTGCTGCCATTTCGTTTCTTTCGCCTGAGATATAAACCTCAAACCCGTCTTGTATGGCTTGTACTGAGATTGAATCATGGAGAGAGCCCGAATTTATAAGCGGAGCATTGCTTAATTTTTTTATTCTCTCTGTTGCCGGTGTGTTATCAGCTATCCTGCCCGACGGCACCGCACGTTTATTTAAAATATTTTCCTTTATGTCATCGCATATAAGCTCTGCAATGGTCTTCATATCCTTATAAAGCGCCTTTGTCCGCAGCTTTATAAATTCTGTGAACCTTGAATCGTAACCGTCTGTATTTAATTCGTATATGTGCATTATGTTCTTTGTCCGTCTATGTAACTTTGTTTTTTCGTATCTATGTTGTTAAAGCATATCATTATGTTGTAATCGTATTCCGTCATGTTCCATGCCTGCTCTTTGCTGATCCCGTACTGCTTCATAAGCATATGAGCCATGTACTCGTACTGTCTGCCGTCTGGTATGTCAAATTCAGGCGGTAAAACCTGCGTACCTTTAAACGCCGCAGGAATTTCATTCCTTAGAGCCTCAATTTTTTCTTGCTCAGCGGCAGTTTGGAAAAAAAATTAACTAATACCTCCGTCGCAAATGCTTCGTATTCATCAGCTTCAAAGTCAATATCTCCCGGCTCCCCTTCCAGTACCTTGCTGAATATTTCTTCCATTAGCTTTACGTCAAGAGAAATGTCTCTCAATATCAGCTTATCCATGCTTTGATAGTTCGCTATTGCCTTTTGTGCAAGCTCGTCGTGTTGAAATTGTCCGTCGGTATCAGCTATCCTTGCTTCAAGTTCTTCTATCTTCTGAGCGTTCGTCTGCTCACCTTCGTATATCCCGACAGGGTCAAGCGCTTTAAGCTGTTCAATCGTTTCTTTTGCATCGAGTATAATGTCCTGGTAATACTGATAAGGACTTATATCAATCGCGTCAAGATACATTGCTTTGAGCGGTGCAAACTTATACATCAAAGGCACAGACGCCTGTTTCAGCGCAAGCGTGCTTTCCTTCAGCTTATATTCACGGTCCCTGTATTTAAACGTTATCGGCATCGTCTTCCTTTTTCTTCCGTTTGTAAGCAGGCTCTTTCTCTTTTGGCTCTTCAATAATCTCAAAAGTAACGCCTATGTCTTTAAGCATCTGCACTTCAGGCTCGCTTACCTCAAGCTCCGTGTTCTGAACCTGCCTGCCGTAATGAATGTACTTCGATTTAATTAATACCTTTTTCATGCTTTATGCCGTTGTTTCAACTATTGTGTAATAATCTAATGCTGCAATCGTTACTGTTGCAGTGGTATAAGCGCCCCATGCACCAGCTCCGGCTGTCGGTCCTGCGGATGCGACTGTTGCTGCAATCGTTACGGTACTCGCTAATTTCAAAGCAGTGTATTTAAAAGGTGTTGTACCGCCGACAAACTTAACCTCGAATGAAGGATCTATTATGCCTACGCCGTAAAACACTTCCTGCTGTTTGCCTTTGGTTTTACCGTTTTGCTTCAGCATAGCGTAATACTTGCCTCTTGTTTCCTTTGCCATGTCAAGGGTCAGTTTATCATTCTGCATGAGAGTTCCCTGGACTATCACATCTCTATTACCTTCTTCACGGTCTATTACTTCTGCCGTTTCATCTCTTTTAAGGATTTCCTCGGTTTTATCCAGATACGTGGTTTCTTCCAGGAATCCAAGATCATAGACTGATGCGGTAGTCGTTAGGTCCGAACCGTCGGAGTTTACTTCTTTTATGCGGATTACTCCGCCGCCTTTTGAGCTTATCGCTGTTTTGTCTCTTACTGGTGTGAATGCCATTTTATTATTTTCCTTTTATTTGGTTTAAATATTCTGTTTCTGTATTAATTGCTGAGTCAAGTTCTTCCAATGTTGCTTTTATCGTTTCTTTCGTGTAGTGCCTGTCGTTAAACATATTACAAACTATCTTTTCTGTGTTAATCTTCAGTATTGCATCTTTTGCCGGATCAACAAAACCAAGCGTCATGTATATAAGCCCGAGCGTCATGTAACCCAGATTTTGCTCAGGTACGAGTTCAATGCTTTTCTCGCATAATCTTAAAGCCCTGTATATATATCCATCGTTCTGATAATATTCTGCGAGCATCAAGTAAAGGAATGCCTTAAACTGTTTTGTTAGCTGCTTCTCTTTTATAAATTTCTCTATATTCTCCGCTTTCTTGTCGTTGTTGTAATACAAATTCAGCGGATGCGATTCAGGAACAGTGTAATACTCTTTTTTATCCAAATATCCCGTGTGCTGAAATGGTATATTTATTTTCCCGATTCTATAACCCTTGCTCATTGCATCTACAATTACAGTTTCGTGTACGTCAAGTTCAAACTTTAAACCTGCTTTAAACAGCCTTATAGTCGGGCATAAAGTATAATCACCGCTTGAAAGCATAGACATTTGTATTATTTCCCACGCGTCCGCATTGTCTTCCGCTACTAATCTTCTTATTTCACTTTCATATTTAGATTCTAAATATTCATCGCTGTCAAGATAAAATATCCAATCGCCATTACATTTTGACAGTCCAAAATTTCTTACATCCGAGAAATCAGTAAATGGATACACATAAATTTTAACCTTACTATTTTGTTTTGCAACGTCTTGCAAATATTCAAGCGTTCCGTCTGTGCTGCCGGTATCAATCCCGATTACTTCATCGCAGAACAATAGTGATTCAACACATTTTTTAATCGTGTCAATTCTGTCTTTCACTATGAATGTTCCGCTAATCATAAGTCATCATAAATTGTTTCGTTATGCTTTACAATCATTTCAATTATTACGCCGCCGATGTTTCTGCCGTGGTCAATTATGTAAGGAAGAATATTCTCAATGTAATACATTTCAACGCCCTGGATGCCCGTAAGGTTTAATACTTTACTTACGTTTTTATTGCCGCTTATAAATCTTTTAAAATCTTTAATCCATTCTTCCGATTCATCTGTTAGTTTTCCCTGTCCTGTTGCACTCTGTAAATAGACTCCGATTACAACCTCGACATCCGCCTGCTGTATGTCATACGCTTCGCTATGTTCTAACTTCTCATTGCCGAGCATATAAAAGGCACATGGATATTCATTCACTTCGTTGATGCTTTTATAACCTCTGTATATTCTTGTATCCGGCAAAGTATTGGAATAACCGTTTGCAGTTGATATATAACTTAACTGCAATCCAATCTGTTTCAATATGTCCTGTCTTATGCTGTTCATATATTCATATTTAAATACTTATCAAGAATTTTATTCCACTCTACCTCTTTAAAGGTAAATGATTGCGTTGCTTGCGCCCCCACGTTCTCGGATGATATGCCAAGCCTGCCTTTGCCCTGCGGAGAGTCGTAGAATGACAATGCCGTCATTTCAAGAGCAACTTGTTCAAGGTCCGACGGTAATGTTTTAATCCTGTAATTCTTTCCTGAGATACTTGAGCTTGCATTGTCAAGCACTGTTAAACTCGTATTGTTTGTTATCGTAGCAACTTCAAGCAACTGCCCTTCGCACTGTATTTTGTCGCCGACTTCCAGCTCTGTCGTGAATAACGTATTAACGCCGGTAACTGTTTTAGTTGCTATGGTTATGCTTATTATTCCCGTTCCCGTTAAGCATTTGTAACCTGCTGTATAAACTATTTTGATATTATCAGGTTCAAGTTCGTTTAGCGGGAATGAATAACTCCGCCTTAAAACAAGCTTATCGTTCTTGATTGCAAGCGCATTGGAGATTGTATCACCGCTTCCGTCGATTATATCCTTGTACGTATAGTCCGTTGTATCGTAATATTGCAGCGTGGTTACTGATTTTACAGGATACCCATTGACATAAAGAGTATTTAAACCGTTGCCGTCTTGATATTCCGTATATATTTTATACTGGAAATTCCTGTTGCAATAATTCTCTATCCTTGACCGTGCACTGTTTATACAGCTTTCAAGAATAGAATTATATTCAGTCCCGTTCTGGTCAATTTTTAAATAGCTCTTTATGTCAAATAGGGTTATCATGGCTTTATTTCCTTACCTTTTTAAACCGTACCAAAGCCGGAGATGTTATCGTCAGCGCTCCGCCGTAATCAATGTCATTCACGAGCGTGCCCGCAGTTACTTTAAGTGGTAAACATATAAAAGCTCCTTCCATGTTAGCTTGTACCTTTACCGTTGTATCTCCGCCGTTTATAAATACCCTTACGCTATTCATTAAACTCGGTGGATAGTCTATTTCATATGTACGCCAATATGCGCCGTTATAAAGTTCGAGGAAAATAGCATCCCCGCCGCTCACAGGAAACCACCTTGAGCCTGCGGATGTCGAACCCGCAAGTGCTACGCTGTCCTGAATAGCACTTATTGAACTTGTAAGGTTTTGAGCCTTGCCTTGATTTGTCAATACAAACAATGTCGTCAGTATTGCTATAATCATTATTAATCTTGTTAACTTCATTTTTGAGATTCCTTTATTCTAAATTTATTTAAAACTTCTCGGGGCTTTTATGTTACCCCGAGAAAATTAATTATTCCTTAACTTTAACGTATTGAGATAAGCTCTCATAGTCTTCTTTCTTAAGGCTCATTTCTGACCCGACTATTCTATGCTTACCGTCAAATGCAAACGGACTTTCAACAATTACCGTTATTAATTCCGTCAGCTTCGTTTCTTCCTTTTTTTCTTCTTTAACCTGCTTTGCCATATTATGAAGACTTAGTTACTGCTTTTGAGAATAAGGTCGGCTGCTCAATTACAATGTCGTATGATTCTTCGAACCTGTAGAACTTCATGTTCTTTTCGAAAGCATTGTTACTGCCGACTGTAGCATGTTCACTCATTGCTATTTCGATAGAATTTCTTTCTGCGAGCGTTGCATTCTGCAAGTTACCAAAGAATATAACTGGTGTAGATGCAACAACGGCAGTTGTTGGCAGTATTTCGCTTGTCTCATACGGATAACCAAGGAACGATTTGCTTGCCAGAATAAAGTTCTGGTCTGACATCGTGAATAACGGTCTGTTGCTGCTGTCTTTTAAACCGAGAATATGACCTAAGATCGTTCTGTTAAAGAACCACCTTGCGCCGTCGGTTTTAGGAATGCCCGTAATCATTGCAACCAAATCCGGATATACTAACGATGTAGGATCGGTGCTTGAAAGCGTAACTGGGTACACTCCGGAGATAGTTTTCAGTCCGGTTATTGGAGAGCCGGTGCCTAAGAATCCCTGAGTATCTTCAGTTTTTGCAAAGTCGTTAGCCGCTAACTTTGCAAGTAAATCAATTAAGTTGATTCCTGTATCCTGCAATAACTGGTTAGATAAACCGGTTATGAATGCATAATCACGTCTGGTGAATGCTGTCTGCCCGAATACGATATTGCTTTCCTGTTTTGCATTTAACTCAGTGACAAACGCTCCGCTCGGAGCTGTTGCTACGCTTGGCAGGTTAGCAGTCATTGAGTTCATCTGCATTTTGTTAGCGTACTTTCTGAAGAGACCGTAATCATTCAGGAAATAATTAACCCTGTTAATGAACTCTACCGGGACCGTATATTTTCCCGCTGCATCCGTGGTTTCGGAGTTCAGAGTCAGCTTTGAGATAAAGGACAGATACTTTTTGAACTTCAAGTTTGCTTTTTGAATGTCATCCAGACCCTGCACTTCCGATTCTGTTACTTCAAGAGAAGGCAGTCTGCTGTACTTTTTATCAAGCGAGCTTGTAAGTTCGCTTATCTGATCTCTCAATGCTTCAATTTCCGCAGCGTTACTGGATACTTGCGGAGCAGGTGCGTCCAAAACCGCTGATAACGCCAATATCTGTTCGTCAGAATAAGAATCCATCGGAACGCTTGCAGGTATTTTACCCGCTTCTTTTAGTTTGTTATAAATTGATAATTTGTCCATTGCTTTTGTTTTTAATTTATTTTATGTAATTATTAATCAACTTTCCCGATATGCTTTCTAATTGCTCCAGTAACAAGATTAGGAATTTGTGTTAGTATATTTTTTGTTATACCTTCTCCCAAATTCTGCATCCTACCTACAATCTCAAAAAGCTGGTTGTTAAATTGATTCTTTAATTCGTTTATACTGTTTTTTATTTCTATGCTGTAATCTTTTTGCTCAGGAACGGAAAGCCCTTGGAGCGCTAATACTTTACTTTCAAGGTCTGCAATTTTATCGCTGTTTTCCTTTAGTGATTTATTAAACTCGTTCATAATATTTTCACTTGATAAAAGCGACTTGAACAATGGAGATTTGCTATATCCCAACATTTGATTTATACAATCAGGGTTTGCAGGAATAATTACGGAGCTGTATTCGAGTAATCCCCATTTGTTCACGCAAAGAACATCACCGACTAATTCGATATCTTCGTCTTTAACATTGTTTGAATCCCATGATAAGCTCCAGGAGTTTAGGTCGCCTGACTTATTCGCATACATTACATCGTCACCTAAGTCGGTTTTACTAAAACGGGTTTTTGCAAGAATACCATAACCATCATTTTTTCTGTAAAGTGAATTTCCTATTACTAAATCAGAGGGTTTTGCAATGCCAAAAAAAGCATTTCTATTGTGTTCCCACAGTACAGTGCCGTTATATTTGCTGTCATCCATCCCGCTATTTTTCAGAATATATCCATAGCGGTTAACTGCCTCTGATGAAATATAATGAGTGATTGTCCGCTCTGATTCGTTGAACGTAAGCTCTTTGTCAAGAGTATATATCGGGTTGTTATGTTTTATTTTATCCATTTTAATTTATTTGCTTTTGTTCTGCTGGTTCTGTTGCTGGTTGGTTGTTACCGACTATTAATTTGTTTGCATTTTCATCAGTACTATTTTCATAGTTTTCCTGTTCTCTTATTTCGTTTCTTGTTAGTAATCCATTTCGTAAAGCAATATCATAGAATCTTAATTGTAGCTCTCTGTCTTCTTGCAACGAGAAGTCCATTTTTAAAACTAACCTTGTATCATAAGACCGTTTCACAAAATCGTTTAATTTCGATTCTATAAATTTTGAGAATGGAATTATTGAGTTTAACAAAAACCCTCTTATCGTTGCTGTTGCATTTGCACGGTTCACATCATCCGTTATTGCAAGTATAGATTTCGGGACTCTGAACACGGACATAATTTCGTCACGATTAGCTATTCTTGAATCTTTGTAATCCGCTTCTCTTGGAGTTGAGGAAAGAGGTTTTGAAGTCAATCCGCCTTGAAGTATTAATGCTTTCCCTGATTTCTTTGTCCCTGCATATTTACCCTCAAACTGCTCTCTTAAATTTTTTATTTGGTCAGTTGTTAATTCTTTGTCGCTTGATATTATCTGCCCTATAGCCGCAAAGTTCTCATAGAAAGACTTTTGATATTCAGACTGGTAGTAATCTATTTCAATAGGAATCTTTAAAGCAGAGACCGTTGATTTACCGAGTAACATACTTTCAGGATTCGGGATCTTAAAATGTATAATCTGCTCAGGTAAATAGTTTATCTGCTGTCCTGCACCTGAATAACGATAATACTCTATTGCAGTTTGATCTGAATTTAATACAGGCGTAACAGAATTAACTGGAAATACAATAAGCCCCTCAGGCATTTTAAATGGGTCGTTATCGTTTCGGTACGCTAAGCAATAAGCGTTACCGTTTAAATCCATTGCTGCCGAAATTAAAAAAAGAACATCGTTAAAAGATTGTCCGTAAATATTTAGCCTGTTGATTAAGTCAAGGAATGGATGTTCGTATATCTCTTTACGTTTGTTTAGCTGCTGTTTGTATAGTAAGATTTTAGAAGTCATTATGGCTTCTGCTCTTACGTTGATACAAGAATATGCAAAGGAACGGTATTGAGTTAAAACAGTTTCATCGCTGTTAGGGAACAAACTCATCCACTGTCCATAGTCTTGACCGGTCGTGGTTTGAGATAGTTTATTGTTTTGTTTTTTCTTACCGAATATTTTGTCTAAATATTTCACTAAGTTTGTTTTTAAATACGAAAAAGGCGAAACCTCAACACACACTGCATTTCTGCTGTATGTTGAAGCTTCGCCTTCTAATCTTTAGTTACGGCTTTAACCGGTCTTGTTAAGAACTACTGCAAACATTATAATTTTAAACGTTAATGTCAATATCATAAATTAAATCCTTATTATTTTGGGTTCACCAAGCCCATCATCTTTAAAATTATAAAGTGCCAGCATTACCGCTATTGCTCTGTCACCGTGCCCACTCTTATCACGCTCAATCTTAAACGTCGTATTATTGTTTGAAGTAATTACTTTCTTAACTTTATGGAAATCGTTAATCAAGTCCCGATTCTCATTAAACTTAAACTTTCCCTGCTCCATTAACTTTTTTGTGAATGTAACTACATCCGCCATGAAATTAATTTGATTCGTGAATACACCCTCATATCCATACAGCTCCTTTTCAAGTTCTTCAGATAGCTGATAACCAATTGCACCCTTATCCTGTTTTGCTTTGCTAACTCCGTACTCCTGGTATAAACTTTTGATTATACCTTTTTGAGTATTGAAATCTTTATTGGAAAGTGCCTGCAAATTTGACAAGTAATACTTGTCTTTGCTTTCGGTACAAATTGCAATTCCTGTCTTATCTGTTGTACGCCCTATGTCAATTCCCATGCATGAACGTCCCTGAACGTTTGTGTAATCGTCATCAATACATGACTTCAATAAATCATACGGAAAGAATGAAGTTGATTCGTCTATAAATTCACATTCAAATTCCTGCCGGAAACTTTCTTCATCAAAGTTCCTTTTAATCAAATCGATATTCATGTTGCACCCCATCTTAATCGCATCCCAGCAAGTGATTCTATTCCTTTTAAAGTCCGGGTATCTGTCGAACTGGTTTGTATAGATGTTATAGAACATATTTGAACATCCTAAAGGAGTGCCGGTAATTGATAGCTGATAAGAATCGCTGTTAACTATTGTTGGTAACATTGCCTCAAACATTCTCTTGTCTTCTTTGTGTAATGGGTACTCATCTAAGCGTACATCCCCTGTAAACGAAACAACTGTATTCGGTGAGCTTGGTAAACAGTGGATTGATTTTTTATTTGAAAATGTTTTTTGAGTGCTTGTATCTTTTATTAGTTTTGTTCCTGTTGGCTTTAAAACGGTTTCGATATATATCTCGACATACTTCATCAGCTCCAGGGACTGCCTTTGTGAACTTGAAACTAATAACTGGTCAATTCCCATTAAGCAGCGTCTTACAG